TGTGAAATAGGTATTTGTAAAAAGACGATGGTTAGGAAAAACCCAAAACCATACAGAACAGGAAACATTATTGTTCATGGACTGATTTGTTGTAAGAACGGATGCGGTTATTGGAACAGAGATGTGAATGGTGCTACAAATATCTATAAGATTGCTTATAATGCGATAAATAACAAAACAAGACCAAATTATTTATCAAGAAGCAAGAATTTATCAACTGGTTTGGACGAACCAGTAAAACCAAAATTTACATGCTCCGTGAAGGGCAAACCTTTTTGATTTTTAGTGGGTTTTGTCCCATTTTAAATCTTCAAGGGTGTAAATGTCAATTGAAATAGTGTAATATATTAATGAATATATGCCGCATCGTACGTTTTGTCTAGTACTGGTTTATAATTTTCTCCTGGACCTCCATAAAATTCATTTGATTTATTCAAAGGAGCCATTTTCTTCACCATTTCTTGTTCTAAAGTATAAGGAAATTGATTGAACGCGGTAAATTGAGAATCAACTTTTTGTTGGGTAGGTAAATATTTTTCAAGAGCATCAATCCCGGTTTCTACTCCAGACCTACGAAGTAAATCATACGCCACAAGCAAGCCAAGAACACCTAAAACTGGGTGAACACATGTAAAGAGACAAAGAGCAATTAAAACTACCACTATTTTTCCGGGAAGTGTATCGATTAAATTTGCGAGAGGTTCAGGAGTTTTATATCCCATTATCAAATAAATTATAAATACAATTGCTAACATTAATTGGGGGACATTTTGTTTTTTAAATAAACCTGTTAAACTATTCATATATCATAATGCTAGATTTTATTTGTAAAAGATCTCTAATATTCATTCTACCAAACAACCTAAACGTTGATATATCAATATAAAATTGAAATAAAAATAGAAAATTATCTCATGTTTAGATTTCAATACAATGCTAAATACATATTTAGGGAAAAAGGGTTATACTATTTTAAAAAATGAACTAAGTCTTCAACAACAATATATGGTTCGGGAAGAACTTACGATCAAACCATTTGTTCCTGGTTCTCCAGCAAACAATACGGCTATAACGTTTCCTGCTTATCGCGAGTCTCCTTCAAAATATTATGTCCCACGATATTTTGGTGAGAAGATGTTCGGACCAGTAAAAGAGTATAAAATTTTAGAAGGACTGGATATAAATGTCTCGTTTAATGGAGATTTGAGAGAAAATCAAAAAGAAATTGTACAAGGCTACTTGACACACGTAGAAAATCAAAATAATTATGGAGGTGGTTTGCTCGAAGTTCCCTGTGGTGGAGGGAAAACTGTAATGGGAATCAATATTATTTCCAAATTACAAAAAAAAACACTAATTATTGTTCACAAAGAATTTCTTATGAATCAATGGATTGAAAGAATTGAACAATTTCTTCCTGGGGCAAGAATTGGAAAAATTCAAGGTCAGATTATTGATATTGAAGATAAAGATATTGTTATTGGGATGCTGCAGTCTCTTTCTATGAAAGAATATCCAGAAACTATGTTTGATAGTTTTGGTCTTACAGTTATCGACGAGGTTCATCATATATCTAGCGAAGTGTTCTCTTGCGCACTTTTTAAGATTGTTACCAAGTACATGCTAGGTCTTTCTGCAACTATGAACCGAAAGGACGGAACAACAAAAGTATTCAAAATGTTTTTAGGAGATGTTGTATATAAAGGAAAGCGTGATGCCGAATTTGACGTTGTTGTTAGAGCAATTGACTACAAAGTAAATGATGATGAATTTAATGAAATAAAATACGATTTTCGCGGTAATCCGCAGTTTAGTACAATGATTACTAAATTATGCAACTATAGTTCTAGATCAGAATTTATATTGCGTATTTTGAAAGACATGACTGAAGAGAATCCGAGTCAGCAAATTATGATTTTAGCGCACAATAAGTGTTTATTAAAGTACTTATTTGACGCAGTTTCTCATAGATTAATTGCTGGAGGAAGTGTTGGATACTATATTGGCGGAATGAAAGAAGCTGCATTAAAAGAAAGTGAAACCAAAAAGATTGTCATTGCAACCTATTCCATGGCTGCCGAAGCTTTAGATATAAAAACTCTTACAACTCTTATTATGGCCACACCTAAAACAGATATTGAGCAGTCTGTCGGAAGAATTTTGCGCGAGAAACATAGCCAGCCTATTGTAGTTGATATAATTGATGGACACGAACTTTTTCAAAAGCAATGGATTAAGAGAAGGGCCTTTTATAAAAAACAAAATTATAAAATTACTCACACTACAAATGCAAAGTATTTGGAAAATGCGTCAAACTGGGAAATTCTTTATGATCCTGTTTCTAAAAAAGAAAAACCAAATAAAACTACAGAAAAAGATCTTCTTCCAGGAAAGTGTTTAATTAAAATTAAAAAATAATTTCTTAGTTGTTAATATATCGAATGAAAAATTATAGTTTTTTTTTATACTTTTTAATATTCATGATTATTTCTGGTGCTGCTACGGCAATACTTGTGCCGAAAATTGTTGAAGGTCATGGTGGTGGTGGCGGAGGCCATGGTGGTGGTGGCGGAGGTCGCGGCGGTGCCGGTGGAGGTCACGGCGGTGGAATGATAGGTCATGGTGGTGGTGGCGGAGGTCACGGCGCTGGAATGGGAGGACACAGAGGTGGAATCGGACGCGGTGGTGGATACGGAATTGGTCGTGGTTACGCATATGGAAGTAGAGGATATTATGGTGGTGTTGGCCTTGGAGGCGGTGGCGGAGGTGGATATGGCTACCTAGATTATCCTTATTATGGATATTATCCTCCTTATAATCCGCAATGGTATTACCCCACATATTTGTTCCAATAGATAAATGTCATAGTAAATCAATTACCATGATATTTATTTTAAAATGACCCCCTACTTGGGAAACCAGAGTTCGTGTAGTGATTGTAGTTATCTACGCAGTTTGTGCAATTTGAAAGTGCTGTGTAAGGCGGGGGATTTGCTAACCCTAAATCTTTGGCACCTAAAATTCCACCAAGAGAATAAGAGTTTGTCATAGGAACATTATTCTGATATTGAGAATAACCGGCTGGATAATTAAGCATTCCTCCTCTCATTCTCATTCTTCTTGTTTTACCATAGCGCTTTGATTTTCCTCCTTTTTTATGATAGCGCGACATAATTTTTCGTTTCATAGAAGAAACACGCTTCTTAAATGTTTTACGTCCTCCTTTCATTCTTTTATACATTTTAGTAATATTTTTTATTTTATATTTCATTTTTTTGCCCCCTCCTCTTAAACTAACTCCGGGAATAAAACCTTTAGCCGCATCTACATTATACACCGCACCAGGAAGACCAAACTTACCAAACGCAGGAGATTCATTGCTGCCAAAACCTCCAGAGTAATGAGAATTATCCGGATTTACCAAATTTGGATTCCCGACAAAAGGATTCATATTTCCATAGCCAAAGTTTGAAGCATCTGTTCCTGCACTCATTTTACCTATATTAACGTATTATTTTTATTTTTATCTTATTTAATACTAACTTTGCTACAACATCGAAATTTCTACTAATTTTTCGTTTTTATTTGCTAAACGCAGTGGAACCCATTTTTTAAATTTATTATTAAAAGCGCAAAACATAAAATAAAACTTTTCCAAAAATACATACTTATCTGCTCGTTCATTTTCAAATTCTTCTTCAGAATCACTCTCCTCCAGAGCATCCAAATTTTCATTTTCTTTTATCTTCCTAAACAACTTATTCATCATAACACTTGTTTTATAGTCTGGAATATATGCAATCTCATAAAAAAAATCATCATTTCCCGAAGCCTTATCACGCGTATATAGATTATAAATGTCATTTTGCAACTCCGCCTTCACTTTGAAAACGGCTTCTTTTTGTCTATAATCTCTTGCACTCTTACCTTGTTCTATTCGCGAAGTATAATTACTATTTGGTTTTATATATTTCACATTTTGAATTTCTTGTTTATGTAAATACCTATGTTGAATGTATTGAACAGGATATGGTAACATTTCTATTTTTTGCAGTAATTCAGAAAAATTTTTTGAAATTAACGGCAAGCCAAATAAAACAAAATTATAATTATATAGAACCTGTTTAATGTCTCTTATAAAGAGATTTTCATATATTTCAAATTTATATTTCGTATTTTCAATTATCTTTCCTTTGTAATAAAAAATATCCTGGACATTAAATATTTTTTTATTATTATGTATGAACATAGTACCATAAAGAATTGTTCCAATTCCATAACATAACTCTTCGTTGAAGCAAGCATTTACAATTTTTATAGAAGAAATTCCTTTATTTGATTCAATTTCCAATATGAAACATACATCCTGCTTTTTATGGCAAGTAAACCAAGCAAAGCATCTCTTTCCCTCCGGAATTGTCATAACAAAATCAGAATCGAAAACTTTCTTATGCGATATATTCTCATAAGAAAGTTTTATATTTGGAAATCCTCTTAAAATTTCGTAATTATCCAAAACCATTATCTAATATCCTTTGTTTATCTTTATGTCTTTTGTAAAATTATATATCTACTACCAATTAGTTGACTGAGTCGAATTTATAAAGTTCAAATCTAAATCTGATATTTTACTACTGCTACTTACAATTTGCCCATTATTTTGACTTTTAAGATAATCTTTCAATTCATTCTTCATAGAAGTCACATCAAAATTTGATTCATTATCCACGCCTGCGTTTATTTGCGGAAGTAAACTATTTTTATAATTTTCATCTTGTTTTGGATATACTATTTTTTCATTTCCTTGTTTCATTGCTAAAAACATACTTTCGTATTTTTTTGTTGGTGTGTTTACTAAATCTTTCACTTTAGGAATTGTAAGTGTATCTTTGAAAAATTGTATCAAATGATGCACTAGAAAGATTAGAATAATTGATATTAATGTAATTTGAATAATCCAAGATAACATACTTATATTATTCTGATATTAGTATAACAACGATAAAAACACATTTATTTCATTTTTGACGTCAACGTTATTAAAGTTCAAATTTTTATGTTTTAGTTCAAAATATGAATCTGATACAATAAAATTCTTATATATATCCGACTTATCATTATCTAATTTATCTATATTTAGAATAGTTACTCTGTTTTCTTCATAATATCCTTCAATTACAAGCCGGACATTTTTTGTCTGATATGTAAAAATTGTTTTCTTAATACTATGATTATCAAATGGAAGTTGAGAATGCACCTTTTTTTCAATATGCGTCTCGTCTATAAAAAAAGATACTCCGTCTTCTAAAACTTTTGTAATTTTATCATTTGTCATGACTAGTTTCCAGAGCTTAGAGTTTTCTACTAAATACATGCCTTTTTCAGAAAAAACCTCAATCAAATCATTTTTTGAAAAGTAATATTGTTGTAATTTTGCAATCTTTTCGCGAGTTATTTTTTTTGGTTCCAAGTCTTCTGCATATATCCGCATAAATAATATATTATCATTAAACTATTTAAACCTATTTGCGATGAATTATAAAAATGTCGCAGACTCTAGCAATAATTATTGTAGATAAATCTGGAACTTTAAAAGTATTAAATGTGAAAGATTACAAAGAAGAAGATTTATATAAAAAGTGCGGATTTAAGAAGAGCGACGGATTTGAAAAGCAAACTGAATGGTCTTCTAAGATGGATGGCCAACGATACTTAATTGCTCTTTATTCTAAGACTGAAGGAAAGGCAAATAGTGAAAATAAGTACGACTTTCCTCCCCCGGTTGATACAAAGCTGTTTTTTGGTTCTTGCGCTCTTGTAGCATATCTTAAGAAAGAAGATGGTGCTAGAACTCCGTGCAATCTGACAATTCCTTTGTGGGAAAAAATTTATGAAAAGTTATTCGGTGGGTTTGAGGATTTGACGGCAACTTGTGTTGAGGACGAAGAGGAGGAAGATGAATTGGAGAATGTTCCAGCAGAAATGAAGACAAAGGACGGATATCTTAAAGATGGATTCGTTGTAGATAGCGACGGAGAAGATGGCTATGATAGCGAGGAGGATGAAGATGAAGACGAAGAGGATAGCGAAGAAGCAAGTGAACCGGCAGTAAACGATATCGATGATTTACTTCTTGTAGTAGATATTGGATCAGAGCTGAGCGAAGAAGACTATGAGTATGATTCAAGCTGTGAAAAAGATTGAAAAAAGTTTGGCTCAACCTTTTCTAAAGGTTGAAATAGGTTTGGCTCAACCTTTTTTAAAGGTTGAAATAAAATTGATTATGATTTAAATACATTTTAATGTTTAAACCATATAAGGCTATGAGAAAAATCTCTAATCCAGAAGATTTTAGAAAAAATGTTTGTGCAAAGCTGAATGAAACTTTGAAAAATGAAAAACACTCTCTTAACTTGGAAAAAGGAATTTACAACTATTCCTTGAAAGAATCGGGCAATCGAAAGGTTATCAAAAAGTGGGATAATCCATACTTTGTTCAATTATATGTAGACAGGTTACGAAGCGTCTACTTAAATTTAAACTCTTATATTTTAGAGCAACTAGAAAAAGGTGAAATTAAGGCGCATACTATTGCTTTTATGACACATCAGGAGCTTGACCATGACAGATGGGATACACTTATTCAAGCCAAGATCAAGCGCGACAAGTATAAGTTTGAGACAAATATTGAAGCAGCAACTGATACTTTTAAGTGTAGAAAGTGTCACTCTAATAAATGCACATACTATCAAATGCAGACAAGATCAGCAGATGAGCCGATGACAACTTTTGTAACTTGCATTGATTGTGGTAATAGATGGAAATGTTAATAATAAATATATCTTTATAATATAGTTAAATTATGTCAAAATCAAAAAAAAGTGCATCGTTGCCTTCAAGCGAATCTAATATTTTTTTAACCGCGAAACAACTCAAGGACGTTTTAGCAAATAAATCTGCTGCAGACTCTTGGCACGATTTTCACACTCCAATATCAGGAATTAAAGGAATTATTGAAGAAAATCAAGCGCAATATATTGCTGGTCTTCCTACCGGAGTTTCAAGCCTTGGATCTTTTGCAGATGAAGGAGCCGCCCTTTCAAGTGTAGTAACATGTCCTGATCCTAGTTGCGACTATAGTGATTATTTGCTTGGTAAATGTAAAGGGCAAAAAGAAATACCTGGTCTAACAGCCCCATATCAGATTACAACCATCAACGGAACGCAGTACTCTGTAAAATCTATGAAAGTTGCTTCTGGAAGTAAAAGAACTGGAAATAAAGAGTATGTTGAAGCCAAAGAATTTATTGATGCATTAGATATAAAAGATAATTCTGCAATTGTTATAGATGCGGCAGCAGTAAGTATTTTAGATATATTAAAGAGTGGTGATGCAGGAAGAAATCCAATTACTATATACTACGCCTATGTTCCTGAAGTTGTCAACGATCCAGCAGGTAAAACACCAATTGATTCTGCGGTTTTTAGAGCTTCTGGTGGTATAAATTTATTGCCTTGTATTTCTAATGAGTCCCCATCATTAAACTATAATTATTTATTCGATACAAAGTTTTCCGGAGAAAATATGAAAAATAGATTATCAGATAACTACAAAAAATTTTTTACCAAGTATAATTTTCAATTATCCGAGTTACAAGTCAATCAAAAAGGAAAAAAAATAGATTATACAACAAATTTAGTCATTAGTTCTAGTGAAAGTGGAAACAAAAATAGTGAAACTATTACAGACAGCAAAAAGAAAAATAATATTACTTTTTTAAAGGCGATTCTTATTAATACCATAAAACTATTGGTAAAGACAAAACCCTCTGATGAAAATAAAAATATCTTTTTATTCAACACAAAATTTCAACAAAAACGCTCGGGAGACTGGCTTCAAGTTTTAGCTTGTCTTCTCATCAAAAGTAGAAAACTTAAGTATATTCCTCAAAAAGGACCCACAATCCAAAATATTGAAAAGCAAATTTCTGATGTTTATTTTGTTACACATGATAGAATTGCTCTCGCTTTTGCTCTTTTATGTGGCGTCGAATGTATTTATACTCACGCGCAAACAAAATCTGTCTATATATTTAAAGAGGCTTCTCCTGAGGCTGTAGCTGCTAGAGAAGCTGAAATACTAGCCTTAAAACAAGCACGCGTAGAAAATATTTATCAAAATATTGGTATTAGTGGTCCAGATTCTGCTACTCTGGCAGGCGAGTATAGAGTAAATTATATAAACTATGAAAATAGTGTTAAAAAATATACCGCATTTCGTAATAATATAATTACTACTTATACATCACAAATTAAAGAACTAAAAATCGATCCTAAGTATTCTTCTCTTTTTTCTGAGGGATCAGATTTTAATGTAGATATATTTTCCGAGTTTACAGGAAATCTTTTTTCTCTTTGTTTTCTACAAAAATTTTTATTACTACATTTTCCAGATATACAAAAACTATACGATGAAATATCTCCTTTGGCAGACGAGATAAGAAATTTAAAAGATGGTGATACTAACAGAATAATTGATTTATATGAAAATCTTATGACAAAAGTAAACTCTTGCGCCGAAACAATAAATAAATACATTAACCAAGACACTTCCGCTGAGGGAAATTCAATAATGATAAACTTTGATGGAACTATAGCAACAATAAAAAAATCGGCAAGTTACAAACTTGCAAACGGCTGGTCTTGGTCAAATACAATTGGAAATAGTAGAGTATGGGATGCCTTTAAAAAAATTATAGGAGATACTTCTTATAAATCTGATAAAAATTCTTTCTTGTATGAACTAGATGCGCTTTCTAACGAGATAAAAATATACTTGACCCAAACTTACGGAAAAATTTTAAACAGATTAGATTCTATTTCTAATGACATATTGAAAGAAAATATTAGAAATATTGCAAATCCTATTAATCCTGGTCGCGGAGAAAAGTTTATTGTTGTTGCGAAGGGGTTTTGTGCAGAAGTTTTCTTGAACTTTGGCTACCCGATAGCCCAACCTGAACCTGAAGTGATAACTGAGAAAGATAGAGAGCCTCCTTCACCTCCCTCGTCTGAAATAAGCCCTATGCCTCCTGCTCCGCCGCTAGACGAAGAACTAATATCCACAGATTTGATAACAACTAATACAAAAATTCAATCAATACCTGATATTGATATGAAAATAACAGAAATAATGTCTATTTCTTCCGATTATAATTTGCTGCGAGATGAAGTTATTACAAGTGAAAATAGCGCATACACAATCGGGCTTAATATTTTAACAAGAACTGCTGCAAGGTATCTAAATTCTATTATAAGCTCGATTATTCCGTCCGCATATGTAGAAAATGAACGAAAATTAGATAGTGAAGCAACTACAATTAACTCTGAAGCAGATGAAGGAGCAGTTGAAGGTACCGATATAGTAAGTGGTGGTGCAGTTCAAACACGATCGCAAACTGCAAAAGCATTATCAGGACTTGTTAATAATGACTCTGGTTACATTATAACAAGCAATTTTGAAAATAACATAAAAGATGCGACATATGTTTTATTAAATGCATTAATTGACTACAAAAATAATACATCTGTTTTGGGAATGTTAAACGAAATAGATACGGAACCACCTATGGCAGGTGGCTCTCCTCTTTTCAACGAAGATCTCGAAAAAATGGCGGCACTTAATGAGCTAGCTCAACAACTACAAATTAAACCTTCATCTCAATCAATTAACGATTTATTAAAAGACGGCGTTCAATTTTTTCATCCTATGATTCCTATTTATATGATAGCTGAAGCTCTAAATGAAGTTGCGGCAGATGATAATATAGATGAATCACTCGACTATAAAATATACATAAATTACTTAGACTATCTTATCAAAATGCGCGATATATTACGTGAGTCGTACGATTCTAGAAGAAGGATTGATATTGCGGTCGCGTTCATTATTGGACAAGGATTAAAAGAATTATTAATTAGTGGCAATATTTATGACATGGATTATGAAATGCGAGGTGGTGAAAATCAAAATCAAAAATTTTCTATTCCTACGCAGTCGAGTGTTTTTGAATTTTCTCCTGCAGAAAAACAAGGAGTGCAAACTTTGGATAAACTTCAGGATTTAGGTAAGGGCGCTGAAGATGCAAACTCTTATTGTGAAAAAGTAATTGGAATGACAAAGAGCGAATTTCTTCCAATTGCTATTTTGAATGACTCATTACGAAATTATATTTCAGGATCTAAAAGTAAAACCATCGATGAAGATGAAGATGCAAAAAAAATTCTTAATAGTAAAATTTTTATAAACTATATAAAAAATATCAATATTCCTTCTTTATTTGATATAGATAAAAATAGTATTGAGTCTATTGAATCTTTTCAAAAAAGGTGCTTTGCTTTTTTGATTGAAACCGGTAACATTATTATTACTGATCGAGGTGGAAATGCATTAAATATTCCTTCAGTTCCTCCAGAAGAAGCCGAATTAACTCAAGAAACTCCCGTAAAAGAAAAAGATTTAGGGTTAGGGTTAGGGCTGGACACACCTATGAAAATAGATAATAATTCTGGTGCGGGTGCGGGTGGTTCACTCAAGCAAAAGGCAAGAAAAAATAAACAAACAATCAAACATCAGCAAAAAATAAAAGGAAAAGTAACTAGATTTTACAGAGACAAAATTAAAAAATATACTAGAAAACATAGAAACAAAAAACATCAACCTTAATTTTCTGCAATTAAAAAATATAGTATTGGAAAAGATACTAGCAAAAATAAAAAAAAATATAGTTTATGTTTTAAATTCCAATATATATTGAAGCTATTTGAATCTTCTGGTAAAATTCTAGACGTAAACTTACATAAAATTTCATCGGGAAAACTTGAATGAACTTTTCGCAAAAACATTGTATACTTATTTTCGCGAAGAAAATCACTAATAAATGTAACATCTTTCTCATCGCCCTCCATAAAAATATGTGGACTAGTAGGACTTGATGTGCGTATCCAGTCTGCCGCATGAGTTGCGGCTTTTATAATATAATCCAGTTGTTTATAGGAATACAATATGATAGCAAAAATACTTTCGTTTGCTACCCCGCCATCGCATATAATTTTGAAAAGTCTATTATTATACATAGGAAATTCCAGACAGCGAGACACGTCTTCTCTCTTCAAGACAAAATATGGGTCGTTTGCTAAATGATACTCTAATTTGATGCAGCGCAAGTTTGCGCGTTTTACTAAGTCAATATTCCACCATGCCTGTTTCCAATTTACAATGCTTTTCTTATGATTTTCAAAAAAAAGCCTACGAAATCTATGAGGAGAAATGATTGGAACGCATGATTCAGTTAACATAATAAACCAAACATTCTCTCTAGACTGAGATTGGGCAAAAGACAAAAGAGATAAGTATGCCGGAACAACATGAAAATAAGACGTAGGTTGGATACTTTTTATCGGAAGTGCGTGTTTTTTTATAAAAGGAGATTTAATTTTTGAATAGTCTTTATAATGGAAATAAATATTTATAATGTCTTTATTCGGTTCGATCCATTCTTTCCAAAGTTCTTCTTTGTTTAATGAATGATCGTAACTTATTAAAAAACACAGAGCAGCTTTCATATATTAAATGTGCGAAAACGTTTTAATACTTAATATATGAAACTAATTATCGGGCGAGTTTTTATCAATAATAACTTTGTTCGAAATGTTAGAAATAATCTTATTTATTTCTTCAGGCTCTCCACCATTTGCTTCCGATACAATTTTTAAGTATTTGTCACTTTTCTTATTTGATGAATCATTATAGCCATTGTTTTCCCTTGTCCATTCACTTATTTGCTTTGCGTTTCGTATTGAAATGTGCTTTATTGCACGAGTTATTTTCTTCTTTTCCTGATCCTCTTTTTCCCATGCATTATTGTCTTTGATGTACAATGTTTCTCTCTTTATATCGCTGCAATGAATAGGTCTTTTGCAAACATCAAGCTCATTTAGTCCATTCACTATTATATTTGTAATACCCTTTATGTATCCAACCTCTGCCGTTTTTTCCAAATCCTGGAGAGTGAGTTTGAGAGAATTAACAAAGTCTGTAATATTCATTGCATCCTTGCAAGTTTCGTTCAGGAATACATTCAAGTTAAACCTATTATTGCAATTATTATTTCCATTTATTGTTGTAGTTGGTTTTTGCGCCAGTTCTAACATTTGTTTTTGCAATTCATGATTTTGCTTATTTTGCTCGACAATCATCTGTTTAAAATCATGATTTTCTTTCAATAATAGCATAACTAAATCATTGTCTTGTTTATTTTTCTCTTGACACTTTTTCTTATGACGCCAAAGCCCGCTATTATCTTTATAGGATTTTTGACAAAATTCGCACACAAATTTTTTAAAGACTTCGGCATCAGGCAGCAGTTTTTCATTGCTAAACATTGACGAATTATTGCTAATTTGTCTTTTTTGATGTTTTGCTGTCATTAAATGATTGTTATAATTGCTCATTTTGCTGCATTTGAAGAGACAAATATTGCATTCAAATTTTCCGGCATTTTCCGGCATGTTTTTATTGCTGATCATTGATATATATAGCAATCATAAAAAATGCCTAAACCCTTTTCCAAAAAAAACTAAATTATCATGAAAAAAGTTCAATCACGTTTTTTTTCAGAGAAAAATAAAAAAGAAATGAATATGCTGCAATTTCACTTTTTCACATTTTTTGATTTTGAAAAAGTCAAAAGTATTTTGGAAAGTGAAATTTGGACATTTTAAAATGTCCATTTTTGAGTTTTGTAAAAAAGTCTTGGAAATCGAAATTATGATAAATACTCTTTACTACAATAGGTGCAAAAATGAGCTTTCATATATTTTTTTTCTTCTAGTGTAAGGGTATTGAATTTTTCTATAATTTCTTTTATTTGTTCCAACTTCATAGGTTCTGAATAGACTTTTTCAAAATGATGTATAAAATTGTCAGATGTGTCATAAATATCCCAATAAATTCCGTATATTTTATTATTCAAATGAAATTTCATTAATATATTTGACGAAAAAATTAAGTTTATATGTAATTAAATAATAAATAATAAATATAGATTAGTATAATGAGAGAACAATCATACGAGTTTGATGTAGATGAATATAGTATTCCTGAGCTAATTGAAAAGTTGCACATAAAAGCGACAGAGTTAACAGAGTCCGTAGTGACAGAACATATTGATAATATTATTTTTTCGTGTTCAGATAAAGTAAATAAAAATGAAGAAATACGAAATTTTGTATATTTTTTAAAGTCTTCCAAAAAAAAAATACTGGACCATTTGAAGGAAAAAAAAGTAGATCAACAACCAGCAAATAGTTTTCCACCAACAAATAGTAAAATTTACGAAAGCAAGTCCATACTAGAGGGAGGAGACCACGACATAACCAGAAATAAAATAGTCCCGGTAAAATATACAAATAATTGGGAGTTTCCTGATGGAGTTATTAATCCGGTTGACAAAAGAACAATCACCAAAGTAGTTTGTATTGATTCGCTTTTTCGTGAAAATTACGTGAGAAGCTCACCCAGCGATTTTATGTGGACTTTACCTGAAAATTTAAAAAATGTGGTTTCAATGAAAGTCGTTTCTTTAGAACTGCCTAATGCGTGGTATTCTATATCAGAGAAAAATAATAGCAACTATTTCATCATACATTTATTTAATATGAAAGATCAACAAGATATAAGTCATGTAATAAAAATACCCGACGGAAACTATAGTTCTAGTGCTTTTATTTCAACAATTAATAACCTTTTTCAAAATATTCAACAAGGACTAGAATTTTTATTCGTAGATATTGATGATGTATCTTGTAAAACAATTATCCGCGCCAGGATACAAGAAGACGAAATATCAAACTTACCAAAACCTTATGATATAAATGATGCGAGATACTCTCCAGACTTTTATTTTATTCTGGATTTTGTTTCTGAAAATAAAAATATGCCGAAAAATATGGATTTATATGACAATTATAACTATAAAAATTTTGAGGCATATAATAAAAATAATAAGATGTACAAGTCACTGGGTTGGTTTTTAGGCTTCAGAAAGCCGTATTATAAAGTAGCAAAGGATGATAGTGCAGTTTATTACATAAAAAATATTGTCAATCCAATGACCTGTGATTGTTTTGTAAAAAGTGAATCTTCGTATGGTTCTTCTACACAGAACTATGTATTTTTAGATATAAACGATTTTAATCAAAATGAAATTGCAGATTCTTTTGTTTCATCAATAAATAACTCTAATAATGAGTTTATAGGAAATAATATAATTGCGAGAGTTGCAATAGCAACACCATTTTACAATATTTTATTTGATACTTCATCGCCGTATATTTTTAAACAACGAGACTACCTAGGTCCGGTTCGTTTAAACAAACTACAAATAAGATTGATAGATAAATTCGGAGACATTATAGATTTGAATGAAAACAACTTTTCCTTCTCTTTAGAAATGACAATTTTGTATCAATAGTTTCTTACCATATTTGCTAATTCTTCTGTTAAAAAGCGAATTACCAAATAGTATTACCAAATAGTATTACCAAATAGTATTAGTATTGTGCCAATACATTCCGTCCTTAGGTTTAATATTGTATCTAGCGCGAAATACATCAGAGCGAGATAAAGGAACATTAGTTCTGTATTTATCAAGTGGATGAGGATTTGTCTTTAGCTGGGCTGCCAGCGCTTTCTTTGTTACTTTTTGTCTTTGTTGGTAAGCAAAGTAAGTAAAAAATGCATCATAGGATATAGCACGTATTGTTGCAATATCTTTGTTCTTTTTCTGAAAATCGCGTAAATATTCGTCACAAATGGCGAGACCGGAAATATCTGCAAGATCTTCTCCAACGCCAATTTCCGCATCAAAATCAATCCCATCTCTCGCCGCCCAGTCATGGTATTGAGTTATTACATCATTCTGAATTTCTTTAAATTTTTTCTTATCTTTTGATGTCCACCAGTCGTTTAAATTTCCATCTGCATCATACTTGCTTCCCCAGTCATCAAGAGCGTGAGACATTTCGTGAGCCAGTGTAAACCCTAGATGGGCCAGATTATATTCAATACCTCTATTTTCTAAGTCGATAAAAGGTGGTTGAATATATCCCAAGTTAACATAAATTCCGTTTTTAGATGGAGTATATGATGCATTTACAATATATGCTTGATTTCCCGTATATTTGATAGGAAATTGTGTCCAGTCTACCATAGGAATATCAATAATTTTTTTCCCTTCTAAACTAATAAAACGATCCAGCCTCCATTTTTTAATTTTATCGAGATTCCCAATAAACTCGTTAGATTTATAGTCTAGAAGTGGATCAGGTTCTAATTTTTTGGGAGAACCAATAAGAATTGTTACTTTGTTCATTTTTTCAAGTGCATATTTTTTTGTTTTAGGTTCTAGCCATGTGTTGCGCATAATAATTCTTTTAAAAACCTCCAAAAGATCACGAGACATACCTTCAAAAAATTCTATTTGAGATTTATCTTCATATTTATCAACATACTCATTTGTTAAAAAGGTGTTGAAAGGAAGACTTGTATAAAGAGAAGCTCGAATTTCAGGAGTTACAAGATTTTCTTGTCCTCTTTCCTTACCTGCATAAAAGGCATATGTTTTTGGTAACCATTTTTGTGTGCATCTGACAATTTCTCTCACTTTTATATAAATCCAATAAGTTCTCCATTTTTCAGAAGTCCAGTTTTTTAACATGGTCTCTGTTCCACATTTGAGATAATTTAAACTTGCTGTTACAAAATGGGCCGGTGTTTTTTCAAATCCAATTTCTTTTGATAGTGTATACCAGTCAAAGTTAAACTTTTTAAGAGCTTCTTCCGCACTTACAAGATGATATGATCCTTCATCGTTCTTTATTTCTGCACAGAAAGAATTAAATAAATCCTGTTGAACTTCAAAAGGAGCTTTAGGATCTAAACCATGACCTGGACCTAGAGCAGTGTCAAATAACAATTTGCAGTAATCAAAATAATTTTTTCTATATTTTGCTTTGTATGCTACATCTTTTCCGTCATCGTAATAAACTGAAAGGTCAACTAAAGCAAAAGTTTGAGAACCAACATATGATCTATATACTTTTGTATTTTTATCATCCGGATTCATAGACCAGACAAAAGGCGCGCCGTGACTTATCTGTTCATCTCTATTAAAATATCCAAGCAATTTCCAAATATTTTTTTCATCTGAACGCATTTCATCAACAAATTGAATATGATCTCGTATATATTTTTTACTGCTATCAATTGGATTCAAGTTCATTGCGGCGGTATAAAAATTTTTAAGACAACTTGCTAGCTTATTATGATTTTCTCTACAATAGTCTTTCATTATATCAAAAAGTTGATAATAAACACGATCCTGAACAATTCGAAAATTATCAACTTGAGTAATATATTTTTGACGTTTATCTAAAACAACAGAATCTGATTCTTTATCTGTTAACCATCTGTAGTTGACAAAGGTATAAAAATCGTTTTGAGGTGTGATTTTAGATTGTGTATATTCATAAGACAATTGTTTTAAAAAATTTTTTATAAGTTTTTTGCTTGACTTCCCATTCATATCTTTTGCTAAAGTTTTTCCATATTCTGATTCAAACGGAGTATAGCTACTTCGACAAATGATGGCTTTATTTGTGTTTTTTTTTGTTAAATTTCTTTTTTGTAGTCTTTTTTTAGTAACTTTTGTCATGGTTAATATACCATAAGATATTTATTTAAAGAAAGATACAAAAATATCTTATATTAAAAAGGTTTGTTTTAATATAAATACAATATATAAATATAATTTAATGATATCTTGTTTTCTATACGTATATTTAATTTTATTAATGAATAATATTTTGTCCAAAAAAATAGTAGGTAGAATGTCTCATTTAATGTCAAATTCTATTACAAGAAAACTAATAACTTATAAGAATAATTGCTTTGAAAATAAAAATATTACGCAGTCTTTGATTCTAAATAAAATTAAAAAAGAATTTTCTTTTGACGATATTGAAACCAAGCGCTTATACTTGAATAACTATCACGGAATCAAAGATAAAAAATTAATAACAATTTCTCCCGGTGGATACCGGGGATTTTATATGTTGGGGGTGTGCAGTTTTATCAAAGAAAATTATAATACTAAAGACTTCATATTTTCTGGTGCATCAGCGGGAGCCTGGAATTCTTTATTTATGACATACAAATACGACCCTATTGATTTATCGTTAAAATTACTCAACGAGGATCTAGAAGAAGAAAAAAAAATAAAAGACTCGCAATATAGAATAAAAGAGTTGTTTTTAAATAACTATGTAGCGGAAGATTTTGAATTGGATCGTTTATTTATTGGAGTTACATCAATAACAGGAGCAAGTCTTCAGACAAATATTTTTTCTGATTTTATTGACTTAGAGGATGCCGTTAATTGCTGCATCGCAAGTTCAAATATACCTCTGATAACAGGATCATTCACAAATAAATACAATAATCAAATAGCATTTGATGGTGGTTTTAGTAGTTATCCCTATTTGAATATAAAAGATTCAGTTTTTCACATCTCTCCAAAAATGTGGGGAAAAACTTACGAAAAAGATATTTTTGGTGGATATGCAAGACTTATTTTTAAGTCAAAGTATAGCTACGTTGACTTGTACGATAATGGTTATAACGATGCGAAAAAAAATAAAGATGTTTTAGATAAAGTATTTTTGGAATCTCCTACCATTATTCAAGCAACTCAAGATCTTTAAGATTCCAGTACTCAGAACCTCCGCTAGGCATTGGTCTACGAATTATAAATGGAATTCTCTTCTGAGAAAGCTCAATTTCCGCTATGAGATATCCATCAATAATATTTTCAGGAACCTTTACGAAGGGTTTTGCGCCAGAGTTAATTTGTTTTGCGCGTTGCCCGAGAACACGGGTTCTTTCATACTTTGTTAAAATAGGAATTGTTCTGTGGAGAGGATCCACAACTATTCCGTCACTATTATAGATAATTTTTGTAAGGCAAGAGATTTCATCATAGTTGTGAATTTTACATTCCGGATGAATATTAAGAATGTAGTTATTATTAATCTCTTTATCAAATTTTTGTAAATAACCCTCATCATCATCGTAATTTTCATCATCTTCCTCATCAGAATCTATAACCATAGGAATAATTTTTTTTTCTTTTAACTTTGGTTCTTCTTCAATATCACTTTCGTCTTCATCTTCATTTTCATCTTCATCTTGGTCTGCGTCATCCTCTGCATCAGCATCAGCATCTGCATCTGCATCTGCATCTGCATCTCCTTCTTCTTCATCATCAGTTAAAATTTCACCAATTTTGATCTTTGGTTTTTTTATTTCAATATCAGATTCTGAGTCAGAGCCACCAGTAAAGTTCTCCTCTTCCTCTTCCGAATCAGGATCAAAGTATCCGCCATTTTCTGTTTCATCCATTTCGTAATATAATACCTAAAGATAGTTTTAAATATAAATTATTCAATTTTTATTTAAAAGGTAAAATACAAAAGCAAAAATTTTAAGTATATTTTTTTTTATAATTTTGTTTTTGAATATAAATGAATAAAACTTTAAAAATATTGATTTTAATAATAATTTGTTTTTTTGTTTTATTTTTATTTTTATTTATAAACTACGGGAGAATAAAATATATTTTTGAAAGATTAGGATTAGCAGACGAAAAATCTGATTATATCAATCCAAAAATAATTCCAAATATTATAACAGAAGAGAAAAATAAAGAAATTTTAGAATATGCAAAAAGTAGTTTTTCTAAAAGCGGTGTCTATCATCCGCTTGGTTTATCAGATGATATAGATTCTAGAAAAAGTGAAAGTACGTGGATACCAAAAGATAATATTATTGTAAAAGATCTTATTCAAAAGATATGTGACGATAACAACTATAGTTTCGAAAACTCAGAAGACATGCAAGTAGTTAAATATGAAAAAGGTGATTATTTCAAACCACATTTTGATAGTGTAATTGAAATGGATCCATTT